TGTTTATTCTATCGGCAAAAAAATAGTTTAACGTAAAAAAAATAGTTAGTTATATTATATTGAAACGTATAATATGAGTGAAATGGTTGATATGTCTAATAATGTTTTATCTGATAACGACACCACAAACACTATTCCAGAAAATAACCCTTTACAAAGTGAATACGTGGGAGAAGTTCCTGAAGAAACCGAATCTGGTTCGGTCGATGCATTATTTTCAATGGACTTTACTACCATGTTAATGATTTTTGCAGGTGTGGTTATTGTATTATATTTGCTTTTAGGAAGGTTGTTTGGTGACTCCTCCAACGATTCTCCTGTAAATGGATTTATTGGTAAAATGGTCGACATTGTGTTATTCGGTTTGTTGATTTTTTGGGGTATTATGTATTACAACAGCAAATCTGGAAACATCCTGAATGAAGATGATTTTAGTGATTTCTACAATTGGGGAGTAGAGTATTTAGATAATGTGAACTCCATCTTTTCGTCTGGTTTTTTACTCATTGGTTTGTATTTGGTAGTATATTTATTCGGTATTCCCATGACTTCCGAGAACAAACCCATCAGTATCTCGATCATCGAAACTGTGTTGATTGCCAGTTTTGTATTGATTGTTTTCATCAGTTTCTTCAAACATGTGTTAGATATTTCCATTATGGATGCGATTGATGCGATCAAGCGTGCTATTATGGGTGAACCTGAAGAGGTTGCGGTTCCAACTGATCTGAGTGGAACACTTCCACCTGAACCACAAGACGAAGTATTCAATATTTCTACTAACTCTTTTACGTATGAAGATGCTCAGGCAGTATGCAGTATATACGACGCTGAATTGGCAACGTATGACCAGATTGAAGAGGCTTACAACAACGGTGCAGAATGGTGCAGCTATGGGTGGTCTGCAAACCAAATGGCGTTCTTCCCTACACAAAAGAAGACTTGGGATAAATTACAAAAATCCGAGACCCACAAAAATAATTGTGGACGTCCTGGTGTAAATGGAGGATACATTGCTAACCCATACATTAAGTTTGGTGTAAACTGCTATGGAAAGAAACCTAAGCCAAGTGATTCTGATTTAAAACGTATGAAAGCAAATGAAATTCCTGAGCTCCCTCCTAGTAAAGAAGAGAAAGAAAAGCAAGACAAGATCCAAAAATGGAAGGATAACGCAGACGAGATGTTACGTGTAAATGCATATAATAAGAAGCGTTGGTCTAAATATTAAATGAAACAAACTTATAGATAAATAGTTATTTTCATATAGTAATTGCCGTATGAAAATAACAGTGAAGTCGAGCGAATTTCCTATTAAAATCAATCTAACACAGATACCTGTTGGTGTGGGCAAATTGGAGATTGTTCTTGATCATAGTCATAATCAGAATATATTAGATGAGACAAATGTAGACGTTGAATTGGATAATACAGAAGAATTGCATGAACATAATAGTGTTCAAGTATGTATCGAGAAATTAGGAATAGAACAAATGAGAAAAATGCCTTCCATAAGTGGATAAAAAATTGAAGATAAACATTCGATTTCTTCTATATACAACAATGCATACAGAAAGTAAACATATTTGATTTAAGAATGAGCATCTTACTTGTCCTAATCGCACTTGTACCTTGCTGGGCAGGTTACAAATACTTTACAAAGGAAACCAATATACTGCCTTCAAAACATATTGCAGAAAAGGTTATTCAACATGATGATGATTTGTTAATACGAGCGAAAGGTGCCTTGTATGAATATCAACAAAATCCGTTATTTGCTAAAAAAATATTGATAAAGTATCGCGAAAAACTTGTGAATCGTTATCAAAAATACAAATATATGAAAAGAGATAACGAAGCTCAGATCCCCCGCAGATACATGGAACTACGCATGGATGAATTCTTTACTTTCTTGCAGACCATGCCCCCATTTTGAGAGAAAAATAACAAAAAATAAGTATATAAAAATTTGTTTTCGTATTAAATTATGACACGAAAACAAATTTTTATTTTGTATAGAACCAAACTTCGTCTATGTAGACACATGGGATACCAATATGGTACTTGGGATTCACATTTTCGCCATGCAAGAAAGCATATTTCGTTAAGCTATATTCATCATTTAATTCGTAGAAATCGACTGGGTGAATTTATATGGAACAACTTAAGAGTACAATATAAATTTTGTTTATATGAAACAGACCAAGTATACATAGATGATGCGATTGATAATGCATTTGTATCATTGAAATACATTAATTACCTTGCAATGGTATACAAAGACAAACAAAAATTACTGAGTGGAAGATAGATTGGGGCGAAGTTTGCGCGTCTTGTTTTGTTTACGCTGTTTGGACACATTTCCAAACATAGAATCAAACATTTGGTCAGGAATAGTAAGTATTTTATTGGGTTTCATATTCATACTGGAAGACCCTCCTTGAGGTTGCATAATAAAACCAGCAGGCACAATCAGGTCCTTGAAACGTTCCGATGATTGTGGGATGAATGATGGCGCTCCTCCACCATAAAGAGTTTGATTTGTTTCCATAAAGTTCTTTAATGAATAACCGCCAACTGTTTTTTCGTCATTATATTGGTAATGTGTGAAAATAGGTTCCATTTATACTATCCATAGATAAAATTACTTATTATAATGACGCTTAATATCTAAATATGTATTGGTTTCGCGTTGGTCTTTCAAGTATTTAATAATGAATTCTACCTGATTGTCATCTGCAATAATTTCATGTAAGCGTTTTTCGATATATCCAAACGATAAGGGTGTATATTCTTTTTTCTCGAAAAAGCGAAGTTCGCCGTCGCTTATTTCAATGTGATTGTTCAAATTGTTATCAGTCATATAGCCGCAAATTTCTTTACCTAACTGCGTTTTCATTTCTCGCATCTTCTTCGTTTTCTCATTAACTTCCTTTAGTTTTCCTTCGATAAGTACCCATTTTTGCACGTTTTCAATTAATTTATTTTTATCAGGTTTTTCAATCAGTTGCGTTTGAGAGCTCATATGTATCTTACTAAATCAATACATATTATATTGTATAAATTACATCATAATACTTATACAATACATAATTTAGGTTATAAACAACTTTATACTGGATGTATGGTTTCATACAATACCATTTTATTGGTCATTTTTAATAACAAAAACAGATTCACCAAAATAATAATAAACAAGAAACAATTGAAAAAACAGATACCCCATATGTAAATATAAATTTCATTGTAAATAATTTCGGTAATCGGATGTAAGACATCCTTGATATTCTGTTTCATTTCTTTGTCTTTGAAGAATGACAAAAAAGTTTCTTTGATAGTTCCCATAGTTGATTTAGACCCTTATTTTTAATTCTGAATTTATACGAATAGATTCGTGTAATAACATAAATAAAGAACTCGTTTATTATATATTATATTGAATTATGCAGACTATTTATCGTGGAAATAAGACTTTTCAGCAGTTCGATTTTCAACAAATATCGTTGAGCTCACCCATTCGTGTTGGTAATGGAAATTATTTTATGAAATACAAGGCAAATGATCAATCGTTATATGTTCAACCGCCTCAATGCATAACGAAACAAGGTATCATTCACGTATCCAAAAAACATTATATTGATTTGCTCTTTACAAATGAAGATGCTGATTTTATTCAGTGGATGGAAAAACTCGAAGAAACTTCTGTGAATTATATTTACAATAATCGTGCAAAATGGTTTGATGGTGACATGGAAAAAGATGATATTGAAAACTATTTTTCCTCACCTTTTCGTATTTTTCGTTCAGGTAAGTATTACATTTTGCGTGTGAGTATTGCAACAACACTCGGTTTACCTGCAGTCAAAGTGTATGACAGTGATCAGAATGAAGTATCGATTGATGATATTAATGAGACAACACGAGTGATGTGTATTTTAGAAATAAAAGGAGTAAAATGTGGTACTCGCAATTTCCAAATTGAAATGGAAACAAAGCAACTCATGATTGTTAAACCGAATAATCCTTTTGATACATGTTTGTTTCAAACAGATACTCAAAAACCAGAAGGTATGTCTGTGAAGACATCTATCGAACCTGAACATGAAGAGCAGTCTCATGTAATCGAGCCAGTTCAGACAGAAAACGAAGAAGTGATTGTAGAAACTGTTGAAGATGAAATAACGGTAGATACTCCTTCTGAAGAAAATGTATCAGAAGAACTGCCCGAAGTCCCTCTGGATAACTCATATAATTTAGGAATTACAGAAGAACTTATTGTGAATGAGGAAGAAACACAATTAGAACAATTTAAAAAAGACGAAGAACAAATAATTGTACAAGATGACAAACAATCTGAAGTAGAAAACACTGAAAAAACAGAAGATACGCAAAGTTTAGGAGAACAATTAGAAATTATGGATAAACCTTTCGATGCAATGTCCAATGAAATGGAAGAAGTATCTTTTCCTTTGGAAAATTTGGAGAAAGCAGAACCATTTCAATTACGTCAACCAAATGATATTTATTATGAAATGTATTACGAAGCCCGTAAAAAAGCAAAAATGGCTAAGGAAATGGCGCTTAGTTGTTATTTAGAGGCAAAGAATATTAAAAACACTTATATGTTGAACGATCTCCCTGAAAGTGATAGCGATGAAAATGTCAGCGAACCATAAAGTTTTAGAATGAACATTTTGTAATCATACAGTTCTATAATTTTAGGAATTTATAAAAATTATAGAGCAAATAATTTTATCAAGCGTTTATATATAAGTAAGCATGTTCAAAAAAATTCAATCTGGACTCGCAAAGTTCTTCACCAAAGATAAGACCACCATTCTTATGTGGGCTCTTCTGTTAATTATTCTGGGAGGTGCTCTCTATACCTACAATAACGGCAAGCTTCTTGTTCGTGACAACATGGAAACCGGTGTTGCCGACGAGAAGAAGGTCAAGATCGAGGAGCCTAAGAAGGAGGAGGGTGAAGTGAAGCCCAACGATGCTCCCGTTGCTGGATACGAGATGCAAAACGTTGCTAACCCCGCTGACTTGCTCCCCAAGGACGAGAACAGCAAATTCGCTGAGCTCAATGCCAATGTGATGACTGCTGAGGGTGTTGCTGGCGGCGATATGCTTGAGGCTGGTCACCACATCGGTACCATTAGCCAGACTCTGAGAAATGCCAACCTTCAAGTGCGCTCTGACCCTGTCATCCCCAAGAAGGACGTTGGACCTTGGATGACTAGCACCATTGAGCCTGATCTGGCCCGCACTCCTCTTGAGCTTGGACAACGTTAAGTGTTCTATCAATAAAAATATATATCAACAATAATATTCTATCAATACTATTGTTAGTAAGCAGAAATATACATCTATTATATATAATGGCCTCATCAGACACTTTAGGATGGATTATGATTATCCTGGTTTTATTCATAAGTTATTATATTTATTATGACAATGTAGAAAGTTTTCAATTAAAATGCATAGTATCTGGTGTGGATGGGAATAAATATTGTGTACGTGATCGAAAGGAAGTAAATAAAGCTGCGGATTTATTAGCTGAAGTAACAACTAGTTGCAAAGACTTAGTCAAGTATGTTGGCGACAAGTACCCCGACAGAGAAAATGTGAAACGTTTGGTCCAAAATTTCAATCCCAAGAAGATTACAGAAACGTTGCCTACTAGTGCATATACGGCGTACAGCGAAAATAAGGGTGAGAAAGTTGCGTTTTGTTTGAATCAAACCAAAGAAAACAATGATCATATGATCGATAAGCATACGTTAACTTTTGTAGCGATTCATGAATTATCTCATGTGATGACCAAATCCATTGGTCACAAAAGCGAGTTCTGGGAAAATTTCAAATTCTTATTAGAATGTGCTGAAGACGCCGGTATTCATAAACCACGTGACTACA